GGGAAGCCATTCCCGAATAACTAATAACCTAATAAAGGAGTAATATTATGGCGGCTTACGGTGGAACAGGATCGGTAAGCGGCTCTTCTTACGGTGATCTCAGTAAGAATGATGCGTTTACGATTCAGAAAAAGATGCTTCCGATTGCGAAGCGACTGCTTACTTTTGCAAAGTTTGCACAGAAAGAAACAAAACCCCAAAAACAGGGTTTAGAAATTAGACACCGCAGATACGAGAGGTTCCCAATTGTGGACACTCCGATTGCTGAAGGTGTTACCCCGGACTTCTCAAGTCTTGAGCATACAACTTTGATGCACACGTTGAAGCAATACGGCTCATACGTGAACACCACAGATGTACAGCTTGCGGCGGCGGCAGACCCGGTACTAAAGATCATATCCGAAAGACAGGCAACTCAGGCTGGTGAGACTATTGACTTCCTCAGCTACAAAGTCTTTCGTGCTGGAACACAGGTTAAATATGTAGGAACTTCCGCATCTGCACGTTCAGATGTTGATATGCATATTGGTAATAAAGTACCAGCAGTAGGTTCTCCCGGTGCGAACACACCAACTTTAAGTGCACTTCAAACAGCTATCCGTGCGCTTGAAAACAACGATGCAAGTAAATTAAAAAGCAAATTAAAAGCATCTGTTGGTCAATCTACAGAACCAATCCGTGAATCATACATTGCAATTTGTCATCCTGACCTCCGTCAGGACATTCAGGCACTTCCCGGTTTTGTATCGGTAGAGAAGTACTCTGACCAAGGTGATGTAATTGAGGGTGAGATTGGTGGCGTAGAAGGTGTACGTTTTATCACTACAACTCAAGCAACTCCATTTAAAGATGCAGGCGACACCAATGGTGTAGCAAACTGTGTATCTACAGGTGGTGCAAACTGCGATGTTTACCCTGTGTTAATTATGGCACAGGACGCAATTGGTTGTGCAACATTAGGTGGAATGGATTCACTCCGCTCTAAAGTTGTTATGCCTAAGCCCGGCCCCGGTGATCCACTAGGACAGCGTGGTACGGTTGCGTGGGATACTTTCTATTCCTGTGTTATCCTCCAAGATTTGTGGATGTACAGACTGGAAGTAGCTTGTACTAAACTTTCATAATTAAATAGCCCCTTCTAATGGGAGGGGCACCACACTTAAACTAATAAGGAATATATGGACTCTTTAAAAACTAAAATAACGAGTGCCAAGCAAATGAGTAAGATTGACTTTGTCAATTTTGCAGACGGCCTTACTTGGGCCGCCGCTACCTATAAGCGTGTTATCTTTATTCCAGAAGGTGCACGTGTTTGTGGTTTTGGAGTAAATGTAAATATTGCTTCTGGTAGTTCTACTGGAACTAATACCATTACAATTGGTCATGATGCTGGAACTCTTCAAACAGATACTGGTATGGGTCATATTTCTGCAAGCGCAGATGTTGATGCATATGCAAAGGCAGTAAGCCTTGAAGCAGTCGGTTACTCAGGCCCAGAGCGTGGCCCGGTAGATGCGGCTGTAACAGCAGGGGTTGAACTTATGGGTAAACCTCCAACTGTAACAAGCAACGCAAGCTACACTTATGCCCCAAGTTCCACAAGAGCTTGGTCAGATTCTGGCGAAAAGGTTGTACCAGTTATTGGATATGTAACAACTGGAGCAACTCAATCAACAGGTTGTTTTCACTGGTGGGTAGAGTATGTTTTTGATGCCAACATAGTTTGGACTCAGGCAGACTTAGCCTAATAGTATAATTCAGTTAGTGAGGTGATGGACTCTTGCGGAAAGTTTTAATTAACTTTCTTGCCCCGGAGGTCACCTCACTAATGATTTAATAATAATAAGGAGAAATATGTCTATCGCAGGAGGGTTGTTACCCACAGATAATTTACCAAAACAAAAGAGGGACAGCGGATACGCTCCAGCAGGAGACGGACGCTTTGTGGTATTACCAAACGGTATGAAGATGGCGGCAGAATGGAAAAAAGGTGATGAAGTACCTGAAGGCCATGCTGTTATTAACATTGATTACGGTAAGGATAGTACTGAGATGGGGCCAGTACCTGTGACACATGGAGATTGGACAATAGTTATACCAAGAGGGACAGACAGAATTATACCTCTTCAACATATGAACATACTGAATGATGCTATTACCACCGATTACTTCCAAAAGGATTTGTCACAAGGTCTCACTGCAAGAACCAACAGGCGTTTTAACTTTTCAGTTAAAAAGTACCCAAAAACAGGGCAAAAAGCTGGTGTTGAATTTGATGAAAAATCTGAGCCAATAACAAAGGAAGATATAGAAGGTGCAATTGAGCGTCATGAGGTAATTGACCTTGACCAATAATGAACCGAAAGCAGATAAGAGAACGAGTTGAAACAGCATTACAGGATTCTGCAAACAAACACTGGACAGACGGTGAACTCAACACTTATATAAATGATGCTCTAAACGAATTTACGAGACGAGTTCGATATCCACAGGTTGAAGGTTTTGCAACCAATGGATCGTCTACCACTGTTATAGGTGAAGCCACTAAGACAGGCACACTGACAGCAGACAATAAGACAGGAACCATTACATTTAGTACAGCGCATGGATACTCAGCAGGCGATGCTATTAATGTTAGTGGGGGTGGCCCTACTCAGTTTAATGGGTCATTTAATATTACTGTTCCCACAACTACCACTCTAACGTATCAGGTCAGTACGGCTGGCACGGTAACTGACTCAAGTGTTTCAGTCTTCCGTATAGGGCCAGATTTTACAATCCCAACTACAATTGCAGAAATAGTTTCCATTACTTTAGATGGTAGGGAACTTAATATCTTTACAGAATCAGAACTTAATGCGGCGGCCTCTTCCAAGGGCAGTAGGCATTTCATGTTGGAGTCCTCAATGGGATTCCATCCTAACGCATTCTCCTCAATAGTATCTACAACAGACAACACACCAAGGTGGCGTGACCAGACAGGCCCAATAGAAGCGGCAGTATTTAACAACAGGACAGCAGGCACATTTAGGATATTCCCATTACCAAAGGCAGATAAAGACCTATATGTGGATAAGGATGCAACAGCAAAAGTATTTCATTCTCTCAAGGTACGTGGAGTACCAAAGGATAATACATTAGCAACAGACACAACAGAGCCGAAGGTAAATGCATACTGGCATGAGGGGCTAGTATGGGGCACATTAGAGAGAGCATACCTCAAGGAATCACAACAGAGAAACGCAGAGAAGTCAGGATTTTACAGACAAAAATTCTTGGAAACTGTAGCACAAGCTAGTACAATGGAAGGCATGACATCAGGCGCATTGTCTGAGGGCCGTAACCAGTCAGGCTTTGTAGTCAACCGTAGTTTATAATGGCTGAATATAAGTCAAAAATTCCATCATCTCCTGCATGGACTAGAAAAGAAGGAAAGAGTCCTAGTGGAGGATTAAATGCAAAAGGAAGGGCTTCATATAAAAAAGGCACACTTAAAGCCCCTAGCAAAAAAGTAGGTAACCCTAGAAGAAAATCGTTTTGTGCTAGAATGGGAGGTATGAAAAAGAAACTAACATCAGCTAAAACAGCAAACGATCCCAATTCAAGGATTAATAAATCTTTAAGAAAATGGAACTGTTAATGCATAAAGGATCAAAACACGGACTATATCATAATATTCACGCTAAACGCAAAAGAATAGCAGAAGGTAGTGGAGAAAAAATGCGTAAAGTAGGTAGCAAGGGAGCACCTACAACAAAATCATTTAAACAATCGGCTAAAACAGCTAAAAAGCCAAAATATAAAAGTATGATGTCAAAAATGTATGGCTCATGAACTAACAAAGGTTTTTCAAGTTGAAATAGATGGTAAGGAAAAGTGGGAAGTCAGGCCGTCCGTTGGTAAAGAAAAAGATAAGTTATTAAAAAGATTTGATACAGAAAAAGAAGCTGAGGCTTATTCAAAGAAGCGTTCAAGGGAATACAAACCAAAGATGGCAAAACGAGATTACAAGGACGAGTACAAAAAGTTCCAGAAGCACAAGACAAAGTACAGGGCAAAGCTAAACAAGTACAACCGCAAGAAGGGCACATACGGTAACGGAGATGGATTAGATGCATCTCATAAAGGAGGCAAAATAAAAGGGTTTGAACCACAGTCTAAGAATAGGGGTAGACGAGAAAAAAGTAGGAAGAAGGGGTTCCTCCAACAACAAGGTCTATACTAAGGAGTAATTATGAAAAATAAAAAAACATCTATACAAATGCCTCCTAAGCGAAGTAAATCAGTGGGGAAAGCATTAAGGGATAAAAAAACTTCTAGTGAAATGAGGAAAAAATTACGTGCCTTACAAATGAGAGAAAAAGAGGCAAAAGACAAAGGGCTAACTCAAAAAGAAATGCTAGACCTTTATGGAAGAGAATGGATGGATAAAAGTGCAGGGCAAAATACAAAATATTATGGCACAAAAAAACAAACAGAAGGTTATTATGAAGCCGAAAAAGATATTCCTAGTTATAAGGTTAAAAGAAAGAGAGGATAAGGATTTTCTCCGCAATAATATTAAAAAATGAAAGGATAATATGCCGGGATATAGTTCACTTTATGGAAGTATGTTGACTCCAAAAAAGAAAAAGAAAAAGAAAAAAAGTAAAAAATGAGCGCAGGCGTATACAACATTGAGATAGAACAGGGCGGTGACTATGCACTAGCGGTAACCTTTAAGGATTCCGCAGGGTTGGTTTTTGACCTTTCATCCGGCTATACAGCACAGATGAATATTAAAGAGTCATATCTTGACGAAACCCCTATAGATAGTTTGACTACAGCCTCTGGAGAGATTAAACTAAATAATGGTATAGGAACAACAGTAACTGGAACTATAGCAGTAGATGCAAGTCAATCTGTAGTAACAGTAACGATCAGCAGTGGTGAGCACGGCTACAATGCAGGAGATTTTATTAATATCTCAGGTGCGGCACCACAGGAATATAACGGTGTATTTGAAGTAATATCCACACCAACGGCAGGAACCTTCACATATAACGCAATAGCAGGAGACACAATCACTGATACCTCTGTGTCATTTTACCAAATTAAGGCAAACATAGAGATAGAAATAGGACACGGAACAACAGCGGCCTATGACTTTAGTCAGGGATTCTATGATTTACAATTGGATCAGGCAACAACAACTACCAAGGTACTCAGGGGTAAGGTCAACCTAGTAAGAGAGCTTAATAGCTAATGGCGGCAAATCAAGTAACAGTATCTACTCCCGGCCCGGCTGGTGCCATAGGCATGACCTATGAAGGGGTCTGGACAGTAGATGACGTATATCAGGTACGAGACTGTGTACGTTATACAAACGGTAACCTATACTTCTGTAACGTACAACACACAGCGGCTACAAGTAATAATCCCCTAGTAAACTCCACATACTGGTCACTCTTCATTAATGCAGATGATGCATTCCAATGGGCTACTAAGGCCAAGCACACACAGATATCTGACTCA